GGGACTGGGTAGTGGTAAGGTTTTTGCAACAGCCCTCAAAGAGTTTGGTACAGAGTCTTTACAGAGTGTTGTTGAGCAGACGGGTACATCAGTAAACACTGAAGCTGGTCTTAATATTGACCCAAGACAAGCAGTTGGTGAAGGCATTATTGGTGGAGCATCAGCTGGTGGTGTAAACACAGCCATATCTACAGTAAGTAAAACTGGAGAGGTTGTCTTCAAGCCACGCCAAGAACTTGATCCAGAAGTTGACCAAGCGGCTGGCGATGTCGCTAGGATGCTAAATGAAATTGCTAGTGATGAGGGTCTTAATCTAAAAAACATTGATCCTACATCAAAAAAGGGTGCAAACACTGCCTTAGACACAGCGAGATCAAAAAATACTACTGATATAAACACTGCCGCTGAAATCCTTCGCAAAGAAGTTCTTAAAGGTGCAGATACTTTTACTCGACAAAGGTTTAACCAAGCAATTAAAAACGCCAATACTAAAGTAGGTACTGTAGTTTCTAATGAAGACATTAAATTTATAAAAGACACTGTGGGCAAAACATTAGAAGGCCAACAGCTTGTTCAGTCACTTTATAAATCAAATGTTGTCACAGAGTTATATGCGGCTGGTCTTAAAGGCGGCTTTTCAAAGTTTACTGACAACTTCAACCCAATACCTCAAATTGGTAAATCATACGACCCAGCAAGATCAATAGGCACTATGTTAAACTTAGGTGCTATTGCTGGTACAGGTGGTTCATCTTTATTAACACAAGTACCTTTAGTTGCTGGTGGACGTGCAATAGATGCAGTTACAGGCCGTAGGTCTAAAGTGAACCGCTTTGTCAAAAAGAACAGAAAGTCTACGGGGATGTCCTCTCCTGTCGGAGTTGCTGTTGAAGGTAGAACAAAGCGTCTAAAAAATGCCCAAAAATCGGCAAACAATGCTAAGATAGCCGCCGCAAAAGCAGAAAGAGCGAAAGATCAAGCGGCACAGAATGTTGTAAAGTATAACGAAGGTTACGCCCCTAACTATGGAGACCCAAGACTTAACCAGAAAGCTGACCCTAGAGGCACAGTGCACAACGCACTTGCTCAAAAAGCCAGCCTTAAAGGGATGTCTATTAAGGAGATAGATACTGAAATACAGCGTATTATTGATGAGAGGTTAGCAGACAAACGTACATCTAAAGAAGAAAAGAAGTCTCTTAGAACTTATGCTAACTTCAATAGTCTAGGTGCAATGCCAAAAGGCGACCAAACACTTAGTCTTGCAATAGCCGCAATACGTGAGCGTTTTAATTTTCCAAATATTGATCCAGCTGCCCCTACGTCACCAGTAGCACCTACACCCCCTGCACCACCACAGCGTAGTCCAGAGGTACAACAAGGTATTGATGACAACAGAAAGTTTGTTCAAAATTTAAAAAACAAACTAGCTTCCGATCTTACTGTTAGCGATGGAGACAGGGCTGTACTAAATGACTCATTAGATGAGTATGGGCTTAGTTTAGGCAGTAACCCAGAACAGGCATCATTGGAAATTACTTTTAGAGCTAGAAAAGCATTAGATAATCGGCAACTTGTAGAAAAGTATTTAATGCCGTATCATCAAAGGGTTTTACAACAGCAAGCAGAGATAAAGGTAAAAGGTAAGAAGAATGCCCCAACCAAAACTACCGCCACACCTCAAGAAACTCCTCAACCAAGTGGACAAGGAACTGCTAGTGGACAAACAGCCGTACAAGGAACTGGAGAAGCTAAACCCACTCAATTGGCCTCATCTGGTCTACTCGCAACAACCACCCAAGAAACACCAAAAGTAAAAAAGGTCACAGTAAAAGCCGTTAAAGACATAATACCTGATGCTGAAGCAATAATACAAATTGGCAAAAAAGGTACAAAGTACGAAAACGGAATACAGGATGTAGATACTGCCTTAGAGGTGGCTAATCTTCTAGGCATCACAGCGAAGATGCTAAATAGTGATACTGACTTACAAAAGCTAACGGGTACTGATGAGGGTACTGCCGCTTTACATTCGTGGAGTCCTGAGATGGAAGGCTTTGGTAGTAGTGTATTTGCTATAAAACCAAGCGGTACAATTTTTGGTAAAAAGGTTACAAAAATTAACTCTTTAATGACACTACTTCACGAAATGGGTCATTCACTTACACAAGGTAACATGGATGGTAAGGGTGAGTTTGGGCTAGGCACAGTCAAAAACCCGTTTAGCGGTCAAGAAAACCTTGTTGGTGGTAATAGTTACAACAAATCTGTTATGAAACCTATCCTTGAAGGTAAAGGTAAAGACCACCCAGCAATTAAAGAAATACTTGCATTCCAAGAAGCTGGGAAAGCATTTACACAGAAAGACCCAGATAGCAAAGTCGAAGCTAGAGATATTAGGAAAATGTTGATGCACATCAAAATCAGCAATAATCCTGATACAGTCAAAAGTTTGAAGAAAAAACTGAAGCGTACTCGTGCGTATACGACTTTGACAGCTGAATTATCTGTTGATCCTATGTGGGTATACTTAATGAACCCAAAACTTGCCAAAGAGCTAATGCCTATAAACACAAAGCTAATAAAGAAAGAGTTTGATAAAGCAAACAATGGTAAGATTAAGTTCTACGGACATCCTCTTGCAACAATATTAGCCATAGTCACAGCAATGGTTGCGATGAACTCTGGCGAGGACGAAGAGCCGAATGAAGGCATACTCAGTCCACAAGATGGCATCCTATCAGCATAACAACATACAGCCCCAGCAATGGGGCTTTATTATTTCAAGGACACTAGGAGAGCACAATGGGAGCACCAAAGGAACCAAGAAAGAAGTCACCAAAGAAGGAACTAACGCACCCAAAGAAGGCTCGAAAGGGCAAAGATAATTATTTCTCAAAACTAATGCAAACTGAGGAAGGACGAGCACTACGAAAGCAGTGGTCAACCAAAAAACGTAAGAATGGAGGAAGGCCAGTAGGCACTCCAGATGGCTACACGTTAGAGGCCATCACCCCCATCCGAAAACAAGCACAGAAAGACGCTGAAAGGATTGTGGCTATTATGGCTAAAGAAAATAATATTGATGACGAATATGCGGTAGAGGCTCTTAAAACAGCTGTCGAGATCATGCGCGAACCAGCGCAGAACCGAGACAAACTAACAGCCGCAAGAATGGTCTTAGACTTTACTAAGACAAAACCAGTTTCAAAGAGCGAAGTCACTGTTGGTAAAGCAGAAGCCTTCTTGGAGTCGCTTTTAGTAAGTGAACCAGAGGAAGAGCAAACTGACGATGGAAAAGAAACTTAAAGAAGTACGCCGCAAACTATATGACGAATTTGACTTTTACTCTAAGTCAGCACTCAAGATCAGAACCAAAGATGGAGACATCAAGCCCCTCAAACTAAAGCCAGCACAGACTATACTACAAGAAGCTGTAGATAAGCAGATGGCTACTGAAGGTAAGGTTCGCATAATAATCTTGAAGGCTAGACAGCAAGGTCTATCAACTTATGTAGGCGGCTATCTTTACTTTAATGTTTCCCAGCGCAAAGCATGTAAAGCAATGGTGGTCACACACCATTCTGACAGTACAAGAGCACTGTTTGACATGACTAAACGCTACCATGAGAACTGCCCAGAACTACTCAAGCCACATACAAAGTATTCATCTCGACGAGAGTTGACCTTTGATGTTCTTGATAGTTCTTACGTGGTTGCTACAGCTGGTGGTGAGAGCATTGGACGTGGTGAGACACTTACACATGTTCACGCATCAGAACTTGCCTTCTGGCAGAAATCAACTGCCCTAGAGAACTGGAATGGTATGACGCAAGCCGTACCTAACAAGAAAGGCACAGCTGTATTCGTTGAGAGCACAGCTAATGGTGTATCTGGTATATTCTATGATCTATGGAAAGGTGCAGTGGATGGCTCTAACGGCTACGTCCCTGTGTTTATTCCTTGGTATGTAGACCCAGAGTATCGTGAGCCTGTACCTGAGAATTTTAAGATAACTCCAGAGGAAGAGGACTTATCTAAGAAATACGACCTAGACAACGAACAGCTGATGTTTCGTCGGCGAAAGATTGCCCAGAACGGCATCGACTTGTTTAAACAGGAATATCCAGCGGAGCCCGAAGAGGCTTTCTTAACCACTGGGCGTCCTGTGTTTAACCCAGAGTCATTGCAAGATGACCTAAAGACATCGAGAGATGTTGAAGCACGTCTGGCACTAGAAGGTGAAGACTGGCTTGATAACATGCGTGGAGAACTAACACTCTATCGCAAACTAGATGATGGCGAGAAGTACACCATAGGAGCAGACGTTGCTATGGGTGTCCGTGGTGGTGACTGGTCAGTTGCCCAAGTTCTCGACAGCAAGAAACGACAGGTGGCAACCTATCGTGCCCAAGTTCATCCTGATTACTTTGCTACAGTGCTCTATAAGCTAGGTGAGTTCTTTAACTTTGCCTACATAATTGTAGAGAACAACAGTCATGGTATTCTAACATGTACCCGTCTTGGAAAAGACATGGCCTACCCTAACTTCTACACAGAAGTACAAGTAGATAAGCTAACTGACAAAGAGACAGTCAAATTAGGTTTTACTACGACATCCAAGACAAAACCTCTGATCATTGATGAACTCAGAGCCTCAGTTCGAGAGGGTAAGATCGAACTAAACGATAAAGTCACTATTCGGGAAATGCTAACATACATCGTCACACAAAGTGGTGGGATGGAGGCAGAAGCTGGATGCTTTGATGACTGTGTCATGAGTTTAGCCCTAGCCAATCATATTCATGAAGGTGCTTGGGAGCCCATAGATGCAGTTGACGATTACTATATTGAGATGGTTTAGATATGAAATCAAATAAAGATTATAAAAAACTCGACGACGATCAGATTGTGTCCATAGTCGATACTAATTTAAGACGTTCTATTGGATATTATGACAGTGAGTTGTCGAAAGAACGTAGACAGGTAATGGACTACTATTCAGCTAAACTACCACGCCCAGCGCATGATGGTAATAGTAAGTATGTCAGCCAAGACGTCTATGACGCTGTAGAAAGCATGAAGGCATCTTTGCTAGAGACCTTCAGTACAGGCAACAAGACACTCAGGTTCTCACCACAGAATGCTGATGATGTTCCTACAGCTGAAGTCTGCACAGAGTACACCGACTATGTACTACATCGTCAGAACAACCTGTTTGAAACTATGCAGACTGTTATTCACGATGGTCTAATCGCTCGTGCTGGCGTAGCTAAAGTTTATTGGTGCATGCAAGACGAAAGTACACTTGAGTATGTCGAAGGACTTACTGAGGAAGAACTGGATGCACTTCTAGCAGAAGATAATGTAGAGATTGAAGAACTTACTGAAGAGGCTGGTATGTTCTCTGGTGAGCTACGTGTAACCCGTGACACATCACAGGTTAAGGTTGAGGCTATTGCACCAGAGGAGTTCTTGATTGAACCACAAGCAAAGTCACTAGATGACGTTAGCTTCTGTGCACACAGGACTAAGAAGTCTATCTCTGAACTCATAGAGATGGGCTACGATGAAGACTTAGTTGCTAAAATTTCTGACAATGAAGACACAGACTTTGACAATGACCCTGAGATACTATCTCGCTTTGATGACATCGGTGCAGACCGAGGCTTCAATGCAAAAGGCTACCAACGTCAAACACGACAGGTAACTGTGGTCGAAGCATTCATTGAACTAGATTGTGAAGGAACTGGTGTTGCTGAACTCTACAAAGTAGTCAAAGCATCAAACATCTTACTTGAGAAAGAGATAGTAAAGCGACGTCCATTCGTAGCTTTTGTACCCCTGCCTATTCCACATGCTTTCCACGGCAACAACTTTGCTGAGAAACTACTAGGCATACAGAATGCACGTACAGTATTAACACGTTCTATACTTGATCACGCTATGGTTACTAACAACCCACGTTATACAGTGGTGAAAGGTGGCCTTACGAACCCAAGAGAACTAATAGACAATCGTGTCGGTGGTATCGTGAACATATCACGCCCTGACGCTATTAGCCCTATGCCTCAAGCATCTCTGAACCCGTTTGTATTCCAAACTATTCAGATGTTAGATGAGGATAAAGAAGACACTTCTGGTGTCTCTCGCCTATCCCAAGGTCTTAATAAAGACGCTATAAGCAAACAAAACTCAGCGGCAATGGTCGAGCAGTTGGCGACAATGAGCCAACAGCGACAGAAGATTATTGCGCGTAACTTTGCGAACAACTTCCTAAAGCCTCTATTCTCAATGGTCTATTCATTGGTTGTAGAGAACGAGTCTGAAGAGAAGATTGTTGAGTTAGCTGGACGTTATGTACCTATCGACCCATCGCAATGGGCAGATAAACGTGACGTACAAGTTGAGTTCCACTTGGGCTACGGCGATCAGGAGCAGCTGGTTCAAAAACACTTGTCGTTCCATCAGTTATTCTCCGCTGATCCTACTCTTGGACAAATGTACTCTCCGCAGAACAAGTTCAAGATGCTGGCATCAGTCCTAGAGAAATCAGGTATCAAGAATGTTGCTGACTTCTTAACAGACCCAGCGATGATACCTCCACCGCCACCTGATCCAAATGCAGAGATGCAAATGCAGATGGCACAGCAACAGATGCAACTTCAAGAACGACAAACAGCTGTCGCTGAAATGAAGGTACAACTGGATGCACAAATGCGGCAAATGAAACATGAGTTAGACACTATGAAGGCTCAACAAGCATTTGCCCTACAATCTGACAAACAAGACCTTAACGAGACTGAGTTCGAGCATAAAGAATATGTGAACTTAGAGGAGCTAGAGATAGCACGTAAGGCTGATGATGTCAGGGCAATCGCAAGTCCAAACGGATAAGCACAACACAATAAGGAAAGCACATGCCTACACAAGAAGAGCAACTTGTGATGGCTGGAGATGAAGCTGGAGCCGTACTAAATGGTTCCGCCTTCAATTCAGTTATCAATGAACTTGTCGAAAGAGCATTTCAGACGTTTGTAAACACTGAACCAGCAGACAAGGATAAACGGGAGTATGCCTATAACCACTATCGCGCATTAGTAGACGTGGTGGATACTCTGAAACAGCGAGTTCAAGTGCGTGACAGCATTATTGAACAGCAGAACGGCGACAACAGCCAAGAGGAGACTGCTCCATGAACAACGAGCAAAATGTAAACTCTGAGCCGCAAGCATTAGATATTGATGATGCGGCAGACGCAATCTTAGGACGATGGGACGACGGGGAAACCTTATCTGAAGTCGAAGTAGAAGATGCAACATCTGAAGACCTTGCCGAGACAGAGGTAGATGAAGATGAAATAGAAGATGAAGAGGACGATCAAGACGAGTTAGACCTTGAAGACCCTGACGAAGACGACACTGTTGATGAAGACGAAGATCAAGATGTTGAAGACGATGATGATGAAGAGGAAGATGACGACGAACACACAGTCGCTTCTGATGATCAAATCGTGGACATCTCAGTCAATGGTGAGTCTAAGCTGGTATCTGTAAAGGACTTAAAGCGGCTTTATGGTCAAGAAGCATCTCTAACTAAAAAGTCTCAAGATTTGGCTACCCAGCGAAAGCAGTCAGAAGAACAACTGGCTCAAACGCAGATGTCATATCAGAAGTTATTGGAACGCGCAGAAGCAAGGTACAAACCTTATGCTGACATTGATATGTTAGTAGCGTCACGCGAGATGGATGCAGAAACATTCTCTCAACTACGCCAAGACGCGAAGCAAGCAGAAGACGACTTAAAGTTCCTACAGGAAGAAAGTGGTCAGCTTGTATCCCAAGCACAGCAACAACATCAGGAAGCTACTAGAGTAGCCGCCGCAGATTGCGTAAAGGTTCTACAGGAACAATTACCTGACTGGGGTAACCAACTCTATGCAGACATTCGTGACTATGCTGTGAAATCGGGGTTACCCAAGGATCAGGTCGATCAGTACACAGACCCACAGGTCATCATGCTGATTAACAAAGCCAGACTTTACGACCAGTCAAAAGAGTCCGCCAACAGCAAGAAAGCCAAGGCCAAACTCAAGAAGTCGAAAAGTGGCAAGAAGGTTCTTAGTTCCAAGAAAGCACCACCCTCTAAAAAGACTATCCAGAAAGCTAAACAACAGAAGCAAATGGACAGCCTGAGTAGTGCTAAAGACTTAGATGATATTGCAGACGCACTCATGAGCCGCTGGGAAGAGTAAATCTTTTCAAACTTAATCCTAAAATTGTGAGGACAATTAAATGAGTACATATACAACCTATAACCAAGTTGGAAAAAAGGAAGATGTTTCAGACATCATTTCCAACATTTCGCCATTCGCTACGCCCATGCAAGCGATGATCAAGAACGAAAAAGTATCAGCTAGAACTTTCTCATTCCTTGAAGATTCATTAGCAGACTCAGCTGTAAACGCTGTAGTCGAGGGTGCAGACGCATCAATGGCAACATTAACAGATGCAACTGAGCGTACAAACAACACTCAGATCATGTCTAAAGCCTTCCAAGTATCAGCAACAGCTGATGCAGTAGCTACATACGGGCGTGCAAAGGAAACTGCACACCAATTAGCTAAGAAGTTGAAGGAAATTAAGAAAGACTATGAACGTGCAATGGTTGGCGTAGAGCAAGCCGCAGTAGCAGGGAATGCTACAACAGCACGTAAGATGACTTCTTTGTTAAACCAAATCTCTACAGCTGTAGACGCTGGTTCAAACGCAACAGATGCTTTAACAGAAGCAAAACTATTAGTAGCTGGTCAAACAGCATACGACAATGGTTCTGATGTTGACACATTCATGATCAAGCCAGCTGATGCACAGATCGTAGC